AACTTCACGAAGCCTTTGCCGGGGATAAAGAGCGCATGACCGCGCGAGAAGCGGCAAATCCCTTTGTGGGTGTTGAAGTACAAGCCTTTTAACGCCTTGATTTCAAGTTTGGCGTTAAGTGCGATTGTTTCGGGGGTACGGGTAAAAGTCATTGTTGCGAAATATTATGCGTATCACTATAAGACACACGGGGTTGTTTTATAGGGGCGGACGTGCCGCCCCGGTTAGTTTTAGAACGAAAGATGTAATTCGTTAAGGAATTGTGCGCCATCACTTGTTATGCGAGTTGTTGCAGTCGGATAAAGAGATTTCAGGCGGGAAAGTTCGGCTTGAATTGAAATAACATTTTGTGGCATTGACCAACGGGTGGGGATAAACCACATTGTGTTAAATCCTGAAAGTTGCATGAATCCGCAAATATTAACGCGGGCAACATCATTGATTGCGCCCTTATCGGTTTTGTAACCATAGACATCTGCAACGACATTTCCCGTTGCGTCAATCAATTCTATTGCGGTAAATTGTTTTGTGTTCATTGTTGCGAAAGGTTGTGGGGTTGCCCACGGTTAAACATTGTGTCTTATAGTAAGACACCGCAAAGTTAGTTGTTATTTTGGAAATAACAAACTTTTTCAAGGAAAAATTTTGCATTTGCAGTGCTATTTTAATGCTGATGCAATGCAAAATGTGAATAAGTCGGGTGTAACTTGCCCCCGCGCCCGTGTATGTATCACTATAAAACACACTAAATTTGCGGTGATTTGTAAACCAATAACATCACAACGAATGAACATCCAAGAATTACTTGCGTTACTGACCGCGAAATTTTCAGGCGCGCGAAAAGATGGATTGTTGCAGTTGGCACGCTCGCTTGCGTTACAATGTGCGACAAAAGAGGACGCGGAAGCGATTATTGAGAAACTGACCGATGCGCAAGTCAGTGAATTTATTAAGAACTACCGCGCGGATGTGGACAAAGAGGTGTCCGACGGTGTAAAAACATCGGAAACCAATTTGCGCAAGAAGTACGACTTTAAGGAAAAGACCGGGGCAACCGTCACCGAACCCGGCGGTGGTGGTGCTGACAACATCGCCGAAATCGTGAAAAACGCGGTTGACGCGGCGGTCAAGCCTTATGCCGACCGAATCGCAAGCATGGAATCCGACAACATCAACAAAACAAGGCTTCAACGACTGAACGAAGCGTTGGCATCGTGCAAGGATGAAACTTTCAAGGCGCAAACCCTGAAAGATTTTGCCCGCATGAAGTTCGATGATGATTCTTCTTTCGATGAATACTTGGCCGACAAGACCGCCGACATCGCAACCGCAAATCAATCGTTTGCCGACACAAACATGGGTCGTTCCGGCGGTTCGCCCCTTTTCTCCTCAAAGAGCGAATCAGGCGTTTCACAAGCCGTCGCCGACTATGTGGCAAGCAAGAAGCCCGAAAACAATCAGTTCGCGGGCAAAGAACTCTAATGTCAAACCCCTAATTCCTTACAAGCATGACAATGCAGGTAAAACGCAAAAAGGATAGCCGCGTGGTGAAATGTATCGTTCACCGCATCGCCGACATTCCCGGCGGTGTTACGGTCGAAACCGCGACACTTGGCGGCAAGGCACTTTTTGAGGGAACGCCGCTTGGCAAGGGCAAAGACGGTCTTTTCAACGTGGTTAAAACCGCGCAGATTGTGACCGCCGCCGATGCCACCGCGACCGCTTATGAAGTTGCCAAAGGGCATCACTTCAAGACGGGCGACCGCTTTTCAGCCGGGGGCGAAAACGGTCAGGTCATTTCGACCATCGACAAGAGCGACCCCGCAAAGGATGTTATCACCCTTTCCGCGACGCTTGGAAAAGCCGTCAAGGTGGGCGACACCGCCTTTGAGTCCGCCGGAGCGAACACCACCCTTAAAGTTCAGCCAATCGCCATTGCCGGGTCGAACTATGACGTTGACCCCGACGGCGACAACCTTTGGGTTGATGCGTGGCTTATCGGTGCGGTGCGCGAATCCAACGCCCCCGCCGTGTCCAACGCAATCAAATCAGCCCTGAAAGGCATCATCTATTTTTAACCCCTAACACGCCAACATTATGCAGAAAACACTGATGGTGGGGCTTACCGAAAAGGACATGGAAGCGGAAATCCGCACCTATGACCTTAAAGAGTATTATTACCCCACACTTTTTCCGCTCAAAGAAACCAATTCTTTGACGTGGAAAGTGCTTGAAGCGCAAACGGGCTTAAAGATTGCCGCCGACCTGACGGCAAGGGGTTCAAGCATCCCCAAGAAAACCCGTGATGCCATTGCGCGTGTTCAGGGCGATATTCCCAAAATCACGATTTCGCGTGAAAAACTTGAAGATGAACTCACCGAATATGACATCATGGTTGCGATGGCATCCGGCAATGCCGACCTTATCGCCCTTGTCGAGTTTTGGGCAGAGGACACCAAGTTTTGTTGGGATGGCGTTGCCGCCCGCCTTGAATGGATTGCGCTCAAACAAATTTCGTGCGGTGGCAAGCTGAAAATCACAAATTCCAACAATGCCACGGTCGTGACCGAATATGATTGCGACTACCTGATTCCCGCCGAACAGAAAATCGGCGTTACAACGTCCTATGCGTCCGGCACTTCGGGCAAGCCCTTAACAAAGGATTTCCCCAAAGCCCTGAAACTTGGGCGCACTCTCTACGGCGCGAAGTACAAGTTTGCGTTTATGAACGTGGAAACCTTTGAAAAACTTGCATCGCAAGAAGAGGTTTACAAGCGTTGCGCAACCCTTGTGCAGAACCTGACCGACACCAACGACGCACCCAGCTTGCAGTCGGTGAACGCTTATCTTGCCAAAAAGACCGAAACATTCCGAGGCTTGCAGATTATCGTGATTGACCAAGACATCACGGTTGAACTTGCCGACGGCACACGCATCACGGGCAACCCCTTTGAAGATGATGTGATTCTTTTTTCGGAAAGCAAAGTGCTTGGCACAACTTTTTGGAAGAAGCCCATCGAAGCAAAGAAAAGCCCCGGCAGCGTTGCCGAAAAGGTCATGCACGGTCACACCCTTGTGCAGAAGTATTCCGACGACGCAACCCCCGTCAAGGAAGTTACCGAGGGCATTGCAAACGCATTCCCCGCATGGAAACTTTCGGGTCGTTCCGTCCTGATGCAGATTAACGCCACATCGTGGACTAAAAACTAACATCGACCGCCGGGGTTGATTCCCCGGATGATTCCCCGGCGGTTTTAACAAGATTTCGACATGGCAACAAAAACCAACAAGGAATATTTGTCAATGAGTTTGGGCAACCTGAACGTGTCCGAAACCGACATTGACGTGATACTACTTAAAGCCGGGATGGACGCGGACGCACCCGCCGACATCGCAGCTTGTGACCTTGCCGCATACAATCGCGTGTCGGTTGTCCTTGCGTCAATGATGCAGAATGTTTCCGAGGGCGGATATTCGATTTCGTGGAACATGGATGCGGTCAAATTGTGGTACAACTCAATTTGTCGGGAACTTGGCAAAGAAAACGTGTTGGAAGCAAAACCGAAAATTCGTAACCGTTCAAACTTTTGGTGATTATGGCAAGTGTGAAGCAATATCCGCATTTCCTTTTCATCGAAGTTGCCGATTCATCGGTTCAGGATGAACAAGGTAATTGGACGGCATCGAATGTGTCGCGCAAGTTCCTTTCGATGTGTCGTGAAGAATCGGACGGACGCGGGGCGGAATTTCAGGTTGCGGGCGGTGAATATCACAAAGCCACATCCCTGATTCAATGCCCCAAATCTTGCCCGAAAGTCAGCATCGGCACAAAGGTGGTAATTGCAAACGACCGAGATTGCGAAAGCGTCCGAATTGAGGGCGTTTGCCTGAACTTTGACCCCGCACAACTTCATTGTCGGCTATGGCTATAAAACCGAACTTCACCCGTGCCGATGTTGCAAAGCGATTTGACGCATTCTTGGAAATGGTCGAGAAGAAGCAAATCGCCCGATTGCAAAGGTTGGGTGAAATGTGCCTGATTGAAGCCCGAAACAATAAGGGTTACATGATGCAGACCGGGGCGTTGCTTTCATCGACGGGTTACATGATATTCCGCGATGGCGTTGCGCTTCACACCCAATTTGACGCGGCAAGCGGCGCGGAATCCAACGCGGCGCAAAACGGCATCAAGGCGGGTTCAAGTCTTGCGGAAAAGGTCGGCAAGGAAACAAAGGGCATTGCCCTTGTAGTGGTCGCCGGAATGAATTATGCGGCATACGTCGAAGCAAAAGGGAAAAACGTGCTATCAAGTGCCGAACATCTTGCACAACGGGAATTGCCCCGGATGTTAGAAAAACTTATCAGCAACATTAAAGCGGAAGCCGACAAAGGCGGAATTTACGTCGGCGACGGTCGCCCCGAAGATTCGACCGAAGAAGATATTGTCGTGAACACAATCGACCTTGAAGCGGACGCATTGCCCCAAATCGGCACGTCCAACATCAACATCTATGTTCCCGACGTGTCCATGAATATCAACGGGAAAATGCAAGTGTCAGCCAATCGCCCGCGCTTGAATGAGTTAACCCATGAAGTCTTGAAGATAGTTCGTGAAACCGTCTTGCCGGGAGTGAAAGCAATCCCCAAATCGGCAACAACCATGTATGAGCCGAATTGCAAGCAACACTTCATGAACATTCGGATTGATTGGAATATTCAAACGACTTAATTTTCACAACAAGATGGCTACAACCAATAAAACAAACCTTATCACGTTGGGTCTTTGCGAGATTCAGGTGGGCGAAGCCGCCCCAACCGGGGTGATGCCCGCGCAGCTCAACAAGATTGGCAAGACCTACAAGGACACCGCCAAAATCGCTCAGGATTCATCCGACGTGACCGAGCATTTCGAGGAAGGCAAAGCCGCCCCCGAAGTGCGCCGCAAATCGCGCAAAATTCCGACCCTGACATTCTCCATCATGGATGCGTCCGTGCAAGACCTTGTGGATTATGTCGGCGGCGATGATGTCGGCACGGACGGCAAGCCCGTTTGGGGTTACGACGGCAACGAAGTGGTCGCAAACAAGGCAATCAAGGTCATTACCGAACAAGGACTTGACTTTGAAATTCCCAACGGCGACATCGAAGCCGTTATCAATGCCGACCTTACCGCATCCGGCATTTTCCTTGTGGACTTCACCGTTACGCCGATGGCGGTTTCGACCGGCAAGGCGTTACGCGGCATTCCGCATGAAGAACCCGCAAAGTCCTGATGCGGGGAAACGCTAATTCACACGCCCCCGGAGAGTGCCGAACACCCTTTGGGGGCGTTTTTCCTTAATTCTCACATTGCAAATGGAAGAAGCAAACAAAACACCCCTTGAAAAAGAGAAAGCCGAATTGAATGCCCTTATCCGCAAGGGTGTGTCGTTTGAGGTCAAGGACATCGAAGTTGTGACCGAAAAGCGATTTTTCGGGCTTATCCGCAAACGTCGGCTTGTCGAGGTGACACGCAAGTTCACCATTGAAGAACCGACCCTTTCAACCCTTGACCGCCTTTCAGCCGAATGGATAGAATTAACCATTGATGAAACGGCGTTGAAGTCCGATGATGCGATGGTCAAAGCCCGCACGATGGCGCATGAACATTCAATCCGTTGCGCCCGCATCGTGGCAATCGCCGCACTTGGCGTTGACCGCCTGAAATGCAGTATCAAGGGCGGATTCCCGCATTGGGTCGAGGACACCGAAAAGTTAGACAAACTGACCGAATTATTCGCCCGGCAAATCAAGCCGTCACGATTGCACCAATTCGCCGTGTTGGTCAATTCAATGTCCAATATGGGGGATTTTATGAACTCTATTCGATTGATGTCAACAATCGACCGCACGACAACGCCGATTCGGATAGAGGGAAACAAAGGGGTCTAAATAGCCCGCACGGTCGCCGGGGTGCGTTGTGTGCGCATTTCGGGTGGACTTATGACTACCTAATGAACGGCGTTGCGTGGGGGCTTGTCGAAAGAATGATGATTGACGCACCGAGTTATGACACCGATTCCAACCCGGACGTTCAGGAAATCGCCCTTTCCGAGAGTAACCAACAACAAGTTTTGAGTTATGTAAATTCAATGATGTAAAATGGCAGATATTGACGGCGGCGGATTGTCCTTTACGTCCGACATGGACAATTCCCAACTTGAAGCAGCTATTCAAGAAACCTTGCGCCGTGTGCAAGGCTTGTCCGACGGCATGGTTGGTGTCGGTGATACCGTTGACAAGACGGTTGCCGAAATCGGCACGATGCTTGGAAAAATCGGCGAGGAATGCGAAAAGCAAGAAACGGCGATTTGGAAACTTGAAGATGAATTTGAAGCCCTGAAACAACTTTCATCGAAAGAATGGGAGAAGAACGGGTGGTCGGAAGAATACAAAGCCTTAAAAGACAAGCAAAAGGCGATTCAAGGCGAAATTGCGACACGCAAGCAGCTTTTGAATGAATTGCGGAATCAGTCGGATGAACTTGATTCCGCCCGTGATGCCATGCTTGCCGAACAAAAGGCGGTCAATGACAACGCAAAGTCACAAGCATCTTTGCGAACCCGGTTGCGCGAACTCAAAATGGAAATGGTCGAGTTGGAAGCCGCCGGGCAACGTAATACGGCACGTTATCGGGAAGTGCGGGCAGAAGCCGCCGCCCTGACTGATGCGTGGGGCGATGCGCAAGCACAAGCCAACGCCCTTGCGAATGATGATGCCGGATTCGCGGGTGTCATGTCAGGTCTTACGGGATTGACAGGCGGTTTTTCCGCCGTTGCGGGCATGGTCGGACTATTCGGAAGCGAAAGCGAGAATCTACAACAAATCATGTTGAAAACGCAGTCGATTATGGCGGTGACAAACGGTTTGATGCAAGTTTCCCAAGCCCTGAACAAAGATTCCGCATTCATGCTTTCCACCGTCGGCCGTCTAAAAGAATGGTGGAACGGTCTTTTGGAAGTCGGGCGCAATGCCGAAGCCGCCGAAACCACCACGATTCAGGCAAACACCGCCGCCCAAGCTGAAAACGCAGCGGCGACCGGGGCGAACACCCTTGCCGAAGAAGCGAGCGCGGCAGCAAATCAGGCGAATGCCGCCGCCCGTGGTAAAGCGACCGCCGCGACAACCGCGAACACCGGGGTTCAGGCGGCGAACACCGTGGCGACCGGGGCGCAAGCTGTCGCCGCGAAAGCCGGAACAGTGGCGAACATCGGTCTTGCCGGGGCATTCCGTATGGTCGGCGCGGCGATTAAGTCAATTCCCGTGTTCG